TCTGGGCCGTTAATTCTTTTTCTAGGAGCCATTTATAAACCCATTGAGCTAAAGTCTGGTTCATCATTATGCGCCAAAGCCTGATTAAACCGCAAATGCGTAGGATTGTTAAAAGAATACCAGGTAACATGAGGCGCACCATTCGCGTCTTTTACAAAAAATATTCCATGTTCCGTTAAAACTTCGCACTGCTTCGATTGAGCTTTGTACCCTGTTACTTTTTGCAATTCTTGCTCATTCATTAAATCATTCATTATTTTTTATCCTTCACAGTAAACTCTTCAATAATGCAACTTGGACTTAACCCAAGATCCACCCTGTCTTTTATTCTCGTTCGCTCATTCACCGGAATTTTTTGATTAAAAATCGCATCCCATCCTAGCGAATATTTATCGTTAGGAGCTTTTGTGCGGATCGTATCGCCTGTAATGTCATTACTTGACGCCATAGACCTTTCCTTCACTTAGAGCAGGCTTGCAAGGCTGTTTTAAAGCCTTACGCACCCATTTGATTAGTAGGTTTCGCCTATTTAACTCAGCCAATATATCGGAGTCAGACAGCATGGTAATTGGGACCGGAACTTGGACCTGTAACTTAACCTTGGTGTTCATCATCATCCTCAAAATAATAAATTTGGCATTTGTCATTTACAGTAACGTCATCGTATTTTTCATCATAATCAGACGATTCTAATTCATTTTCAAACGCTTCAATTTGATCGCTAAAGTCTCTTAATTTGTGAATTAAAAAAGAAAAATAATATTGATGTATTTCGGCATAATCACTCATCATTTTGATGATTACGCCTTCACCATCGTACATAAACGTCATTATTCCATCATCGCCATCATCAAAAATATATCCACCTCTCACTGGAATCCAATGATATTCAAAATTATTTTTGCTTTGGTAAAGTTTGGGTTTATTGTTTTCCATTACCACCTCTAAAACGGAATATCATCATCGCCAAATCCATCAGACGGTCCTTTGTCCCACTCACTCATAGCAGCCTTGGCTTGGGCCATTTGAGTTGATTGTTGTGGAGCCTGAGTGTGGGGTTGGTTATCCTTAACTGTCACAGCCAGGCTTAATGCTGGGCTTTTTGGATTAGCATCGGCCTTACGTTTCCAACCACTTAAAAAGTAATCTTTGCCATCCACTAAAATAGAGCCTGTAAAATCCGGCTGTGTGTCTTTCGTTTTTGCGTTAGCCCATATTGCTCCGCGATTATTATTGTCGTACTGACTCATTTTCATTCTCCAGTTATTTTAAAAAGTTAAGTCCATGTGGCTTTCATTGACCACATCTAAAAATTTAAGAAGCTTTTCCCTGCACTCTTCAATGTCATCAAAGTCGGCCCTAGTAACTGTTTTAACGAATAGTGGTCGCTCGTAATTCCGGTCATCAAAGCTTGCAAATACCCAAAATGTAACGTCATCAGACATAATAAAAGGTGCTTTTACTTGGTTTAAATACTCTTTAGGTATCTCGTCTTTTAACAAGTATTCAACGTGTTTTTTGGAGTTTGGACACTTGGTTTCGATGCCGCCAACTATCACACCTTTGTCGTCTTCAAATATGCCGTCAGGTGATATTGAAAATCGTGGGTATTTGTCGTCTAACAATAATCCTGTCTCTTCAAAATCAATGGCTATCTCAGCCGATGTGGCTTTAATTGCAAATGGCTCAAGCTCATTTCCCCGATCAATAGCAGGACTGCTTAAATCGTTCATCTGGACTTCAGTCATGCGGTCAGCTATAAGCGAGTACATCAAGGTCTTCTGGACTGCTAGGGTTCCCAGTGCGCTTCCCAGGCTAGTGCCAGTGACGTTTCCATGCCTCGCTTTAAGCCAATCTAAAGACTTCTGCTCCATATCAACCTTGTACATTGGCTGCTCCTATCTTATTTTTCATGGTGTCTTTATGCTCAGTTAAACGAGCCTTTAAATGTTTGGGTATTGAAGTAAATGCCTGTTTTAATTCTTGCATTGTGGTGCAATTAATTAAGCTGTTTACATACTGGTCAATGTTTTCGTTAGTGTCGGGAATAGCTGCCCTGACGCGCAAAGCCATAACCTCATCGCCAAATGCTTTTACCATCATTGCGTATATCTGAATGCTTTGGCCTTTCCAATGGTGGTAGCTAGGGCCGTACAAAGAGGCAATGGTTTTTACATTGGTAATGTTCATCACCATTGGTGGGGCATTAATAAAAGTGATTACTGGCACTTCTTCATTTTGCCCACTTTGGTTTTTAATGCTTTGCATTTCGACATGATCGATAGTTGCAACTAACTCTTCACCTTCATTTAAATTATGAGAACCAAGCAATTTAGTCTTGTTCGGAAATAGGTTTTTCCAATGCGTTGTTTGGCTGGGCTCATACACAATGCTAGGGTTTATTTGCGCTACATTATTCATAGCTCGACTCCTGCTAAAATTAATATTATTAGAAACATCCATACCTGGACTGATGCACTCATGAGGTCATACCGACTGTCCACCAGACTGTGCAAGTTACCCAGATAAGAACACCGATGGCATTGATCAAAAAAGTTTCCTTGGTCATTATCAATACTCCGAGTGTTTGTCGGCATACCATTCAAGCGTTAGCTCAGGGTGGTATTCTTTAAAATATACAGCAGCACATTTTGTAATTATTTCTTCAGCAAGCTGCTTGGCATCATCTGGAAAGCGAAAGGCTAGTGAGATTACACGCGCCTGTTCTTCTTCATCGCCATATTGATAAAGGTCATCACAGTTATAATGGGTTGTGCCAATTTTTACTGAGCCGTCATAAAGAAAATCATCTTTTAGCTCGTTGAACGCATCGTTTAAAATATGGTCTGGGACTTCAGTCACATCAGTGTGAATGTTGACTTGATTACTTACATGACAGTCAGTTTGTGTGTCCATGATCTACTCCAAATGCTCTTCGGTATACATTTAATGTAGGTACATGTTAGCAGACTGACATTTATAGTCAAGCGGAAGGGTTAAATGAATTTATAATGTTAGCTAAAAAGGGGGGTTTTATCGGGAAAAATGAGGAATATGGTATCAAGAAAGAGCAAATTATAGAGGTGGGCCTTGAGGACACTGCTCGTTTAAATTATTGCCAAAGTTCGTTTTTATGAACTCAAACATTATACCCATTGGGCCATTCTTGGGTCTGGTGTTAGATGAGTGGTCGGTGTGAATTAGCCACCATTCATACACAGACTCACGCATCCACGCTAACGCCCGACTTTTATTATTATTTAATTCTGAAACTAGCATACATTTCCTAATCCTAAATTTATTCGGCTATATACGAGCCAACAATGACGCCTATGATGGTGTGCTTATCAGTCATTTCGATAATTGGATATGCGGTATTAAGGGCTTTTAAATAGCCAACCCCACCATCAATCACATACTCTCGAAACACTGATTGCAACGTCACCTGGTCAATTGCAACTACGCGATCACCGGACTTCGCTTGCCTATCTCTGTCTACAAATATTAAAGACCCTTGAGCATAACTTCGCCCAACAGTATTGGTCATTACGTCATTTTCAACTTCTAACGCAAAACTATTTTCATTTAAATCATGTGGACATCCTACCCATTCTGAACTCTCCAAAATAAAACTTCCTGTTAAAATGTCAGGTAAACTATCCCATCTCATAATAGGAGCCTTCCTTGTGATTGGCTGGAGCTTGAGCCCCACCATTTTGCCTGGGTCACGGTTTGACACTAATTGTTCTGTCGTGATGCCAAACGCCTTAGCCAGCGAGACTAAGCTATCGCCTTTTACCTCCGCTACTGGGTTGGTTTCTAACTGGGCAATTCTGCCCCTACTAAGTAAAGTCCTTTTTGACAGGTCCAGCTGCGACCATCCTTCGCTTTTCCGTAAAGCCTTTACCTTTTTGCCTAAATCCATGTTTATTTACTCGTATGGTTTTAATGGGTTCCTGTTAGCTAGAATACATTTTAATGATGCTCAACTGTTTGCATTGGTAGGTCAGTGTGCTAACATTAATGCATGAAAATATTAAAGCAAGAAGCCATTGAATCATTTGGTGGTGTTAAGAAACTCGCTGATGCCTTGGGTATATACCACTCTGCGGTGAGTCAGTGGGGCGAGTTTGTCCCTGAGCTTCGGGGCTATCAGATCGCTTTGCTGATGCATCAAACAAATCAAACTGTTCAGTCAACGGAGGCCGAATGTCTGAAAAATATAAAATGACAGTCAACATCGACTTAGGCCGAGATATAGTTTTTGGCAAGATGTGTTCTGCATTGGGCGTTTCTAAAACTGAACGAATTAATTTTCTCATTTCTCAAGACCTCGAAATTCACGAAAAGCTGTGTAGGGAATTATCGGACGCTTTTCCGAACTTCTCTATGGATGCTAAAGGAATACGCGAGAGGGGCTTGGGATGAATTTACTTGTTGCGCCACTTGAAGCGTTAACTGATTCGCTACTGTCGGACCCTGAGAGGCGCGTTCTACTGGCCTTATTCAGCTATCGTGGCAAAGTCACTGAGTTAGTTTTTCCAAGCCTAGACGCGCTTGCTGACCGCTCTTTGATTAAAGATAAAACTCGCGTATCAAAAATCACGACTAGCCTGGCAAAGAAGGGCTGGTTGACTAAGAAGAAAAAGGGGTTTACAGGCTGCAATCAGTACACGATGTGTATGCCAGAAAGACTTACCAATTTGGACTCAGATGCCAAGTTGGTCTTAGACACCAAATTGGACGCAGATACCAAACCCAATTTGGACTTAGATGCCAAGTACGATGTTGGCCTCTCATGCCATGTACAAAGAACAGACCAAAGAACAAACCATATTAACAAACCAGTAAAAAGAAAAAGCCGCACTGTATTTGTTAAACCATTGATTGATGAGATTGAAAACTTCATGGCTGATTACTGCCAAGAAAATAGTTTATCTCTTAACCCTAACGAACCAACTAAATATTTTCATTACTTTGAATCTAATGGTTGGCTGGTTGCTGGTAAAACCCCAATGAAAAACTGGAAGTCATCGGTTATTGGCTGGCTTCAACGTAATCAGACAAATAAAACCAACGGAGGATATTCCAATGGCTCTAATCAACAGCAATCAACTCGCAGGTCAAGTGCTGATCAACAACTCGCAGCCGCAGAAGAAACAGTCAGAATTTACTGCTAGTCATATACGAATAATGGCAGAGCTTTGGGTACGAATGGATACGCTTTGGCCTAACTTGTGGAACTCCACAAATAAACTAGCAGATATGGATAACCCAAGATTTGTGACTTGGTGCAGAAAGCTAGAAAACTTGAGCTTAGAACAGTTTGCTAGAGGTTTTAAAAACGTAGAAGAAATAAAAGCGATTTCAGCGCAAAAGAAAGAGACCAATTATCCACCTGATTACGCTTCTTTTATTGGTCACACGCGCAAATCAGCAGACGCAACGGCAAGTATGCAAGCGATACAGGCTAGGGATTTTCCTTTAATGATTACCAAAGAATTAAGCAAAGAAGAACGCGAATACGGAAATCAACAGTCAGCAGCTTTAAAAGGATTGTTTGCATGAAAGATTATTTACCAAAGCCAAAGCCTGTAAGCCCGTATCAAGAGTTGTTACCTGATTACCAAGGTCAGGTTACTAAAGCATCTTGGGGTGAGTCTGGTGGTCTTACACACATTATTAAATCGCAGTTAAACCCTACAGCTCGTAAAAAATATAACAAAGAAAGGAAAGTCGCATGATTCATGAAAACAGCACTGCCGCATATGCAACGATTCAAGACCTGATTTTGACGCACCAGTTTGCGTTTTTGAAAATCGTAAAAGAAAACCCAGATTCTACTGCGCGTGAGATCGAATTATTAAGCAATGGAATACCAGCACCTTGGAAAAGATTGCCAGAGTTAAGGTTTAAAGGATTTGTCAGCAACCCGTACAAACGCCCATGCAAAGTCACGGGCAAGAAAGCAATGGTGTGGGCTGCTGCATGAGTTTAACCCTAGAGCAGTGTCAGAACGTGGTTAAGAAAATGAACGCTGGGATGCTGGCATCAGAGATTGCCAAGAAGCACAAAATGCCACTCTATCATGTGACATTAATCATGCGCTGCAATCGCAACAGATACCCTTTAAATGAGTATCTTTTAATTGACAACCCTGCGTATAAGTTTAGCCCTTTGCATGAAAAGAAATGTGCGTGGGATTTAAGAATGAGCTTACGCCTAGCCAGATTGCCAATGTCAAAGTGGGCAGATGCAATATGACAGATAACGATTGGACAGTTAACTCAGACCCAAGCCTTGAGAACTTAATTAAACATCTGCGTGAAATCTATGCAGATAAGAAATATGTACAGGTAAAGTGGTCAACCAATAAAGCAATTACTAATCCACAAAGAAATTCAGTTTATCTCTATTGCGGCTTGCTTGCACAAGAGTTGAACGGGCGTGGTTTAGATATGGTTAAAACTTTACATGACGTT